ACTAGTATATCACCTTTATGAGAAATGACAAACACATTGGTGCCATTTCCAAGACTTCTTAATATTTGTAGAAGTTCACCTGTACCAGATGCATCAAGAGAACTATCAAATACTTCGTCTAGAATCAGCAGATTAGTAGCAACGCTGTTCTTCATTCTAGCAACTTCACGCCAGGTAAACAACAGTGCCAAATCAATTTTCTGTTTCTCACCTTCAGAGAATGATGCATAAGAGAACTCGTCACGAAAGCGACTCTTGATAACTTCGTTGAACTCTTCATCCAGAGTGAAGTTGACAAAGAAGTCCATCGATTGAAGATACTTATTGATAAGTTGATTGAAGATAGGAACATACTTCTTGATAATCTGACTCTTAATACCAGAGTCTTTCAACAGAGAAGATACTACCTGAAACTCATCTAGTTGTTGACTGACTGCTGAACAATCTCTTTCAGTGTCATTGTATTCTTTTTGAAAACCAAATAATATTTCTTCTTCTTGATCAATATTAGGAGTGCTCTGTTGCAATTCTGTAATCTCTTTTGCAATCTGAAGATTCTCCATTTCAACACGAACAATCTCTCGTTCAAATGCATGAGCATCGCTACGTACTTCATACAATTGTGCAGAAGTTTCTTCCATCTTAGTTACAACTTCTACTGCCTCAGCAATATCTTTAGTAAATCCTTCAATCTCAAACGCAAGTTTTTTACCAGACTTAGACATCTTGCTGACTTTTTCTTGCTTAAATAAACCACCAATGTCTTGACTACAAGTAGGACATATATCATGTTCTTTGAAGAACTTCAGATCCTTTGCGATCAGTTTCAGTTCAGATTTTTTATCTGCTTGACTTTGACGTAGTTTACGAACAAATTTTTTCTGAGGTTCGATATCACCCATCTGTTCTTCTAGAACAACTGTCTCTTCTTTCTTCAGTCTATGTTGTTCTTGTAGTTCTTTAACACGCTCTGTGTTTTTATTGTACTTCTTCTGTTTCTCTTCTTGGCGATTCTGATTTACTTCTGTAAGAGAATCAATCAACTTCTGTTGACTATCAACCTTCTCCTTTGTAAGACGAAGAACATGTCCACACTCACTACTTTGACCCTGTGCTGAACGAATACGATCCTTCAGCAATGAATTCATGTTTGAGAAGATTTGGATGTCAAGTAGATCTTCAATAACTTCTCGTCTGTGAGCGGCAGAGAGTTGCATGAAGGGTACAAAGGTGCTGGACCCAAGAATGACGACTTGGGTAAATGACTTATAGTTAAGTTTGAGTACGGATTGTTCAAGGTACTTTTGTGTGTCCTTGGTGGCGGCGTCCTGGTCAACCAGTTTATTATTTTTGTAAAGTTCAAAGACATTAGGTTTGATACCTCGGAATACACGATACTCATCTTTACCGATAGAGAATGTAACCTCTACCTTACAACTCTTTTCATTGATAGAGTTTACCAACTGGGGTTTATTAATCTTTCGGAATGCTTTCCCAAACAAAGCAAAACACAGGGCGTCCAACATAGTAGACTTCCCTGCGCCATTGTTTCCGATGATTAATGTTGAGGGCGACTCACAAAAATCAATCTCAGTCCACTGGTCCCCTGTAGAGAGGAAATTCTTCCAGCGGATAGTTTCAAAAGTAATCATTAGGGGGGAATAATCAGATCGTCTTTTTTAATAACGGAGTACGAGTATCCATATGTATTGCAGTTAATAGCAATAACATCTCGGTCAACTTCAGTAATCTCTAAATGGTCTTCATAATCTTCAGCATTTAATAGTAACACATATCTCTCAGCATCGTCTCGATCTTCAAATACAGTCACTGTCTTGGTATAATTTTTACTATTTACAGCATAGATACCACCCGATTTTGTATCTGTTAAAACGAACATTAGATTTCTGCTGCCTCCATGTACAACGATCTCATAACATTTTTAATGTTGGACTTGTTCACTTTAAGATCTATTTCATCTATGTAGTTATCAAGTAGAGACATTGTATCTTCGGATTCCAGAACACTAGAACCTTTTTCAACTTCAACACTTAGATCTTCAATGATTTTAAGATCACCAAGACCCATGTCCTGAAGTTGACTTACAACATAATCAAACTTTGAATAGTCACCTTTGTCCTCCACAATCAACTTAACGAATGCTCCTTTGAGTTCGTTTGCATCTGGTAGAATAACTCCACCATTATAATAGAGCTTATGAAAGATGTCAAAAGGATTCCTGTAGAAAGTTGTCTTAGACGTTTCAGTATTAAGAACATGAAATCCTCTTTTGCACCCGTAGTCATTCCAATAAAGTTGATATGGGTTTCCAAGATATGTAACATTTTTCTTGGAAGATTTCATGTGATAATGGCCACTGAATACCTTTTTGAATTTGGAGAAATGTTTGGCATCCATACCATTATTCATCACATGCCCTGGATGAGCCTCAAAACCGTTAAGTTCAAGATGACCCATGCAGAAAGAAGCAGAACTTTCGGTAACAGTTCGTAGGGACTGTTCGTAGTTCTCGTCACATATCCAAGGCAAAAGAAGTATAGAAACACCGTCAAAAGTAACGGTAGTAGGTTCAGTATAGACACTGATGTTTTCGTATTCTCCAAGTAACTCACTTGGGGCGTTAACTCGTAAAGTGTTCTTGTAATAAATGTCATGATTACCTACGAGCATGTGCATTTTTACATTCCTCTCTTGTAGAGGATCAAACCACATTTCTTTCGCTGCTTCCAGCGACATAAAATTTATAGATCGACGTTTGTCAAAAGTATCACCAAGACAGATGATCGTATCAATTTTATGTGCATCTATAAAAGGAAGTACAACTTCTCCATAAAATCTTCGGTAGTGATCAATAAAATTTTGATTGTCATTGCGGACACCAAAGTGCTGATCAGTTATCAATAAGATTTTCATTCTCTAAACAAAGGGTAACTGTATGAAGGGTGATTTACAAAACTAAGAAAAAATGGCAGTGTTAGTCTAGTTTTTCCAGTAGATCCATAGGTCTGAACACCATGATAATGATTTCCGTTGAACATGAATAATCTATTATACACATTCTTTACTCGTACCGTCTCTTCAAAATGATCTGGATTGGAGTAAAATAACTTATGATACTCTTCATCAGAAACATCTTTTTTAGTATACCATCTTCGTTTACAAGAATCTTCTGCTAGTCCATGTGGAAATGTAAGTTGTCTATTTCTATACAATGATGTGCCAGTATCTTCTTCTGGATCTTTAGAGAGATATACAATTCCACCGAGGACTCTACTAATATCTTTGTGAATCCAACCACGATTTTTTATATGATACTTATCTTCATGCATCCCATCAATCTTTTGAAAGACTACTTTAGCAAAAGTGTCGTAGTGATTATCAGGATAAAAAAGTCTAAGAAGTTTACTTAGAAAAAGATCTCTAAATTCTTTTAATCCAGGAATTTCTGCAAGTTCTTTAGTCCTGACTCCAGGCCACGCACCATCACCTGGTGCATATTCCAATGAATTTGCAAGGTCAACTACAAGATCTGGATTTTCAAAAAAGTCATCATAGATAAGAGCAGGAAACATAATTACCGTTTAGAATTCATTTCAACACGAGATTTGATCTGATTATATCCCGAATCGGTGTCACCGTCAACAGTGAAAACATGATCGTAACCAGACTTCTCAAGGATTTTGTCCTTAATATCCAACTGCCTTTTCTCTTTAGCAATCCTTCTCAAGAATGCATAGTAAACAATCTGTGTAAAATATGCAAAAGGGTTCTTTGATTTTGCTGGATTAAAATTATCAATATACTGAATGCAGTTCTCGATACCATCACAAACCATATCATCCTTATACATGTAATTGATAAAGTTTGGTCTATATGATAGATGCGTTGCGATCTTCAAAAAACAACTACCAATATAATTTCCTACCCTAGGTTTATTAGGACTCTTCCATCCCTTTAAGGTAGCAAACTGTTCGTCGTCATCCATCTCAGCGAGACCTGGAATCTCCTTCACAGCAGCATTATACACACGCTCCTTGTACTTGACGATGGCAGCAAGAAACTCTTGGTTGTCAACGTAATGTTGTTTTTGCTTTTTTACGGTCTTCATATAGTTTTTTGCTTTGTGTACATTATAACACACTTGACAACTTTGTCAATTCTCTGTAGAATAACCATGTAAGGGTTCAGATCAAGTTCTAGCTTTTATAGATTCTTTCAAATAACTTTCTAGCTTCTTCAGTCTTTCCTAAGTAACCCATCTCGGGTTGAGGATCTAATTTTGAATTATCCTTTTTTTCATCGTCCCCCATGATGAATGCTTCATACATAAATGAAACTTCTTTACTCATCGATGTAACTGTTAGGATGTCCTTCTCGCGTAAGATAAAGAAATCCTCATCAGAAAATTGCATCCATTTTGCAAATCCTACACCCCTGACGGTGCGACCGTCTTCGGTTTCTTTAGTAATGATCTGTGTGCATACAGGATTTTGAATGAAGACAAGAGTCTCTCCATCATCCTCTGTAAGAACTGCTTTACCTAATACCT